GGAAAGGAACTGCATCATCTTCGGGCGCAGGGGTTGATGTTTGTTGGTGAGCGTATGCTTTGGACATCCAGTATCGCAGATGGCTCTGACAGTCCACGAAACTATCATGATGCTCCTTGCCCTTGCGTGTCTTATCTTCGTTACAGCGATCGAGGAAACGAGAGAGGCGTTTTTCATACTCTTCCGCAGTGATGTTGAAATCCTCGCAGATAGTTTTGCGCCATTTCTCATCAGACCTCATCTGCTCCACCTCCTGCTCATAGGTAAGGGTGTAGGCAGGTTCGGCTGTGGCGGTCTGCTTCTTGGCTCGGCTCTTGCGACCGCCTTTCTTGCCATTCTCAAACCGAGCGGCGTTCACGTCAATGTTAGGCTTAATCAGCGTGAACATACCTTTGGCAACCTCGGAAAGATTCTTCGGCAGTTTCCCGAACAAAGCATACTCGCAGATGGCTGGATATATTTCAGCCTGCACGTCAGTGGGCATACATTTGATAGCCTCATAGAAGCTGCGGTAGAATATGAAACTCTCACGGTCCATAGTTCAGACTTCCTTTATGCGGATGCCATGCAGATATAGCATTAGTTTCCGCTTGATTATATATTCCTTTGTGCGAACTCCTTTCGTGTCCTCAACTATGGTCTGCCCGGTTTCGTTGTCGGTATAGACAAAGTCGGCAATGTACTTGCAGGCTTTCTCAAGGCAGACGCGGACCGGTTTACCTTTGAGGTCGGTGCCGCACTCGCCATACTGGGCAGGGATAAGTTCATAGGACACCTGCTCACAGAGATTGGAGATGACACCTGCGCGTTGCCACAACTTGAGTTGGTTGGAGCGGTCATGCTCCTTTTGAGAGGCATGACCGCCGACACGTTGTGCGCCGTACTTGTTCTTTTTGGCAGGGGCAGAGAGCGCAGAGAGTGCATCTTTCTTAACCTCATATCCGAGCCGGGCAAGCATAGCCACTCTGTTAGCACGCTTAGCCATTGTCGTTTGGTTTAGGCTTGTTACCCTTTTGGGGAATCTCGATCGTGGCAGACTTGACTGTCCTGCCATCGCAGGCAGTCATGGTGACACTCTCAACACCGCCCTTGGCGAGTGCTTCCTTGATGACACGGATTATTCCGTCCACCGCCTTTACTGCTGTCGAAAGGTGCAGTTTCTCTGATACCGACACCTCTCTTGCCAAATCATTTTTTGTCATTTAGTTTTGATTTTAATTTAGTTGTCAACTGGTTTATCATGTGCGCCCGGCATTTGCATTTCTGCATGGGGAGCGCGTCATATAGTTTCGCAGCCTCATCGAGGTAGGAAATGACCTTTTGCAGGTCGGTCTTGCAGACATCAGCCATCGGGGTCGGAATTCAGGAACAGGTCTGCCAGTTGGTCGAAATACATCTCATCGGTCGGAATGTCATCGTCAGTACCCATTATCTGGTTGGCGATTGATTTCTTCTTATGGATGATGTCGTAGAGGGTTCGGTCGATAGTGTGACGGCCGATTAGATAGTAGCAGGTGACATTATCCTTTTGCCCTATGCGGTGCGCACGGTCCTCGCACTGGCAACAGTCGGCATACGTCCACGGAAATTCCACGAATGCCACGTTGGAGGAAGCCGTGAGGGTAAGACCGACACCTGCGGCCTTGATGGAGCAGATTATCAGTTGCGCCTTTCCCGACTGGAACGCATCAACAGCCGCCTGTTTCATCATCATGGAATCGCGCCCGGTGACGCTGACCGCTTTCGGGAAAGCCTTTTTCAACTCGTCCACAATCTCATGCAGGGAACAGAAGAGTATGAGGGGCTTGCCATTGGCAAGGAACGTCTTGACAAAGTCAACCGCCTGCCTGACCTTTCCCTTTGACGAGAGGGCGCGTAGGGTCATGAACTTCACCAACGCTTCCATGCGCATCTTACGGCGTATCTCGTAGTCCTCGCATTTGGCATAGGTACGCAGGTACTCTGCCAAGTCCTCGGCCGCCAGTGCGTACTCCTCACGATTGGATATGTCAACATAGAGGTCTGTCCGTGTCTTGTCGGGGAGCTGCGTCAGCACTTTTGCTTTCTCTCTGCGAATCATGCACCGCGAGTAGAGTTCTGCCGAAAGGCGGTCAAGATTGCGAGGCTCGTCATCATCATCTTTGCCCCGGCGTTCTTTGGTGATTTCTCCACCGCCGTAGTCGGCGAGGAATTTAGATCTACCGCCGAACTCTGCCAATCGCCCCATGATTGAGAGCTGCGCAATGAGGTCGGCAGGGCGATTGACAACAGGCGTACCCGAAAGGAGTATGCGCCACTGCTTGCCCTCGACTATGCCACGCGCAAAGATTGTCTGCTGTGCCGAGGGGTCTTTGACCCTATGGCTCTCGTCAATGATTACCGACTTGAAGATTTGGATGTCCGGGCAGAACACCACGTCTTTGAGGCGGAACGATTGACCCTTGCGTGCGTGAATATCCCAAACAAAGAACTTGCGCAGGCTTTCGTAGTTGACGATGGCGACCTGTTGCATACCCATCCGCAGGAGATAGGGCCATGTGGTAGCCACGGAGTTGTCAAGCACCAGTGCTTTCTTGTCGGTGAATTTCTCAAACTCACGTTGCCAGTTGATTTTGAGCGAGGACGGACAGATAACCAAGCAGGGGTAGGCGTTGGCTGTGTCAACCACGCCTATGCTTTGGAGCGTCTTGCCCAGTCCCGGCTCATCGCCGATGAGGAAGCGTTTCCACTTCAGTCCTGCCTCGATACCCTCTTTTTGGTAAGGGTACGGCTCAACCTTGAGTTTATGCTGAAGATTGCTCATAAGGTGAAAGCCCAGTATTTGAAAGCGAGGTCTTCATACTTTTCGCGTCCGCGATTGTAGATGGCATCGCCTCGGTTGATGAATAACTTGAAGATGTTGCAGTTCTTCTTGCTGATGGCATAGATGAAATCCTTGTTGGACTTGGCTATGTCCATGTACCATGCGCGGCTCCTATCCCAGTCGAAGAAGTCAACGGCATCCTCAAACTCCCTTTGGGTTGATGCTGCGCAGGTCTTGAGGTCACCGCCGAAGTGTGCGGCATCCAACCACCAGTCCCACTTACAGCGAGTGTCAAGCGTGAAGTGGAAGCCGCCGTTCTCAAACTCCTGCGCCTTGTTGACCATGAACCGCTGTGTGTCGGCAAGTTCAAGGACTTTGGCGAGGAATGGGTCACGGCGTGCCTCGGCGCGGAGGGCGCGTTGCATTTCGCGTGCATGGAGAAACTCGTCCTCGTCAACCGGTTCGCCATCAATCGTCATGCGCAGGAAATCCACACGCGAGGGTTCGGTGATGATAGCGTCCACGATAGACCCGAAGCGGAAAGCCGCCTCGCGGTCACCGAACATCGGGCGAGGGTGCAGGAGTTCTTTCAAGGCAGTGAGGTCGGAGTTGCTGACCTCACTGCGCTGATAGTATGCATCGGGATTGTTCATGCTCACTTTGCTTTAACCTCGTCCTCGTAGCGCACGAAAGGCGAACTGATGAGTTCGGGGTTGTCCTTGTCGTTGGCAAGTTTCTCGCAGAAGGTAATCTGCTTCTTGAAAATCTTGCTGAGTTCTTCCATTGAGAGGAAGCGGCCCTCTTTCGACCACCACATTGATACCACGGCGAGGATGCCGTCGGGGGTGTCGGTGACAACGCGCTTGCGGACGGCGGTCTTAGGCTGATAGCCTACCGGGGTAGCAACGGCGGCCTGGCCGAAAAGTCCGTCCATTTCGGTAGCGGTCTGCTGTGCTTTCTTGGCGGCCTGCGCTTCCTCTTCCTTGCGCTTGCGCTCTTCGTCAAGACGGCGGGTTTCCGCAGCTTCGCGGGCCTCCAGTTCGGCTTTCATGCGTGCCTGCTCCTCGGCACTGGCTTTCGCCATGCGCTCCAGTTCACGCTTCTTTGAGGGCAGAGCGTCAGTAATGGTGTCGCGGTATTCCCCGATTTCGCTTGAGTACTGCGCCTTGAACTGCGTGGAGAGGCGGTTGAGGATAGACTGGCGAATCTTGATAGCCTCGCCATCGCTGATTTCAAACGGCTTGTGGGCGTAGGACTGGCAATGCTGAAACCACTCGTTGCCGAGGGTGACGTTGAAGTTCTTGATTTTCTCGCTGACCTCGTCAAAGTTCTCGATCGTGAGCGACTGGTTGAGGCTGGTGAGTTCGTTGATGGTGGAGGTGACGGTGCTGTCGAACTGACGGCGGTAGTCGTCCTCGGCTTCCTGCGTGTATCGGGCAATAGCCTGTTCGCGTTGCTGACGGCGCATTTCCTCTTGGCGTGCGCGTTCAGCCTCTTCACGCTTTTTGGCGGCATAGGCGTTGCGCTTCTGCTGAATCAGATAAGGCACGGTGTCCTTTTTGGTCGGGTCGATGGTGTTCTCCATGCCAGTGAACTCGGAGCGTATCTGGTCGAAGAGTTTTGTGAACGGCGCACGGCGTTCATTCATCGCCTTGAGAGTACGTTTCGCCTTGTCTATGTAGTCGGCACATCGTTTGTCCAGTTCATCGGTCATGCCGGAACGTTCTATCTCGTCAAGAAGATTCTTGCCGAAGTCTGCGCAACGCATGGATGAGAGCGAGTTGGTGTTGTAGGCGTTGGGTGCGCTTTGCACTATCATCTGCACGTTCTCTTCGCGCAGGATAGGCAGGTTGTTATTAGTTTCACTCATTGTACTTTG